GTTTCCGCGCTTCATCCCAGCCACGGCCGTTGATGTCGGCTGAATCCACATCGTACACAATACCGCGATACGTCTCAGGACTGATATTCAACTGGCGCATGATGGATGGATACAAGGACGATGCGTCGAAGCTGACGATCCACTTGTAGCGCCCAGGGATTGGCGGCTTGACGTAGCCACCGGCAATTACTTCATTGCTGCGGGCCGGCTTGCGACTAGCGGCGGAGAATACATTCTTCTGCGCCAAGTGGCGATATATGATGCTCTCCCAGATATGCACCGATCCAAGCGTATCCACGAAGTTTACATGAGCATCGTATGCGGTCGAGTACACGATGTCGAAGTATTTGAGCTTCTCGATCAGCGCGACTACCAATTCAACGTCGTGGATGTTGTATTCGATGAACAGTTGCGGATTGGCCTTGTACAACTGATCCAATGAACCGTACTGGTTGTAGTTAGTCTTGGCGTCATCCAACTCGTACCGAGATATGTAATCCAGCGTGTATTCTTCGCGTTTACCAGTCGTGAAGATCGGATTCATGTACATCATCATGAAGTCCATGCACGCGATGCCGTCGATTCGAGGCTTGAGCGTTTGCATGCCGGACTTTGACACGAACGGTACAACTTCAGGGAGGTGGCGCCAAGGCGACAGTTTCACCAGCTCTTCCTTGCCGAGAACCTTATCGATACGGTTGATCAGATATGGGATGTCGTAACCATCTGAATTCCAACCGGAAATTATGTCCAGATCGATCTTGTTCCACACCTTGATGAACACCTTCAGCAAGGTTGCTTCATCCGGACAATGACAGTATTGGACGTCGGCGCGGCCGCTTGGCACATTGAACGCCTTCAGGCCCAGGACATAGTAGTTCCCGCGACAGTACAGCGTGATTGCGATGACTTCGTTGTCGGCCGCGGTTGGACTGGAAAAGCTATGTTCCGAATCCGTCTCGATGTCGATCACGCCGATCCGCACCATCGACTCATCGTAGTCGATCGCGTCAGGGAATCGTTCTACGATATATTGATTTACCCAGTCCGTTGATCCGTAGACTTCAGATGCGGAGCCTTCATGCAGCTTGACAAAATCATACGCGTCAGAGATGGACTCGAAACGTGTAGGCTTCAGAGCGCGACCAGTGAACAGTTCCTTGTACTGAGTATCATCGTTGGTGAGCGTGTACAGGGTCGGTGCAAACTTTACAACATCGGTGTAGCGCTTACCGTCTTCCCAGCCTCTGACGTAGATGTTTCCGCGGCGACGGCATACGTCTGTGTACTGCATGGTACATTCCTCAGTGTTAGCGGACGATCATCACCAGCAGGATACACACTAACATATGTGCACAGCATGACGATGTTAGCCAGAAAATGTCCGATGTGCGTGAGGTTAGAATCGTCATCGATCAACTGGCCCAGTTCCATCTTCTGCAAGTGGCGCATAGCGCAACCGAACGGGACTGACCACGCCATCCCCTTGCTCCAGTTCCACTCAGAGTATTTCTTCTTGCCGAATTCGAATACCCACGCGCAATCGTTCCATGCGATACCGCCAAATGATAAAGTTCCCACTTTACCATCCGGCCAGAACTTGGGGTTGTTAGACACAAGATATGCTGCGATCAGCAAGTCGGTATTATCGCCACCGTGCTGCCACTTCGACAAAAATGCAACAGGCAGCGCAGGGTTCACCAGACATTTCTGATCAGATTGCAACTTCTGTGCTTGCCACAATACATCGACGTCCAACAAGTCCAACGGGACTTTGCCGTCGTTATAGCGTGCACCCGAACCGATCGCGTCAGAATTCACATTCCCAACGGACATACTGAATCACTCCTCGTCGCTAATCATCCCACTGACACTATCACCAAGTGCAGGTTGCGTCATGATTTTGCTTGCAACAAATCCGTTGCCATAGAACACATCATCAGAATCGTCAAGTGATTCCGTGTTCATTGCTTCGGTCGAATCGATTCGATTGTCCACTTCAGATACTCCTGATCAATGAAACGCAGCTTGGACTTCAGCTTCCACGTATCGTCATCACCGCCAACGATAGTGAAACCGACAAACGCCATATCATCGCATGAAGACGGCAATTCGTCAAGGACTTTGAAGCATCCAAGCGATTCGAGATATCTAACAATCGCATCACGCCGAGCGATGTCGTGCTCGCGAAGATTCACTTCGCGACCGCACACGCCGAACACTTCCTTGAAATGGAACACGAACGTGCGTCCCTGGATTGTAACGATGTGGCATGATCGGATCAGGACAGGCTGGTGATCACGACCCATAGCCGCTAAACCAGTATTCTCCAGAATAGAATCGATGTCGTCTTGACTCCACTGCTCGTTGAGCTGCACTTCGATACCGTAGTTCACCGCGAACCTCACAGTTTTACCGATCGGGATTGATCTTCCCGCCGTGTTGTTTTTCGGATTGACGGTCTTTAATAACCGCCAGTTGTTCCGGCTTCAAGATACTCACAATGTAACGACCTTGAACCGGACCCACTTGATATTCAGCCATTACGGCATCCAAGCAATCATCGGTGTCCCGTTTGTACCACTTCGCATAACGTTTGGACTTACGGACTCCGAAGAAGTAGTAGTCGTGTTGCATATCCGCATCCAACCACGGGCGCTCATTCATATCCTGAGCGTATGTAAGCGTGTCCAGAGACATGCTCATCGCGTGATCGACAACGAATCTGCAATATGACTTCAGGTAGTCCTTGTCGATGATACCTGACTTGTACAGCCATTCTTGCTTGCCAAACATCAGGTTGTCAACCACGTCGAAGGCGGACGGTTTCCTGTCCGCCTTCGGCTGGGCTTTGGACTTAGGCTTACGGATTGTCATTCTTAGCCTGTTCGATTTCAGCCACGCGAATCTTGCGGCTGCGCCGTACCGGAGCTTCTACACCGAACTCTTCTTTATACGCGCGCCGCAAGGCGTCAGCACGGACAGCGTTGACATCGGTACCTGACTGTCGCATGACTTCGGCGACGATGACAGCCGGAATCTTCGGAAAGCGTTTCAGGACTTCCGGCGTTTCACTCCAACGGCCGAACGCAGGGGGATTGATCTTTGGCATTGCGGTACACCTCTCAGTTGAATGCGATTTCGGACATGACTTGCGTTAGAAACGCCACCATGCAGATTTCACGATCGGCCGACATTGGTAAACGGTATTGTGTGTCGGCGATCAACAACACCAGTGCTGGAATAGACGAAGGAGCGACGACAGAACGAGCCTCGTCGTAAAACATTCTCAAGATGGAATTCGGCTCGATGTCCGAGTGAGTTGCAACCCACTTCCGCATTTCGGACCATTTCTTCGACTTGATGATTGCCACTAACTGATCGAAGTCATCCTTTCCCGTCACAGCGAGTGATCCACTATTTATGGACCCAGTTGCACTGTACCGCTGAATTTCCCCGATCACCCTTCGCCAGTCGGGGAAATATCGCTTGATGATGGACGCCACCGCCATGCGATTGTATTCCACACCCTCTGTGGTGAGGATGGCTTCAATTCGTTCCATGAACTGGACGACCACATCCTTCATCTCAGCCTTCGGGATGGTGAAGTCGATTGATACGCAACGCGAGTGAATCGCATCTAGAATCTTACCCTTGAAGTTGCACGTTAGGATGAACGCACAGTTGACAGCGAATTCTTCCATGAACGATCGCATGCCCATCTGACTTGCCGCCGTCAGATTATCCGCTTCATCCAGGATAACGATCTTTCGCCCTTCGCCGACAATGGACACCGTGCTCGAGAACTGAGCAATGTCATTGCGGATGTTGTCGATGCCACCGTCAAGGCTAGCGTTCACGAACATCGTATCAGCACCAAGCTCTTCAGCGATAGCCTTGGCAGCGGTTGTCTTGCCGATACCGGAAGAACCTGTCAGCATGAGGTTGGCAACGTTTCCGCCGTCCACGTATGACTGTAGATTAGCTTTGATGGACTGTGGAAGGATAATGTCGGCGACTTTCCTAGGGCGGTACTTTAGCGCCCAAAGAAACTCATTCGGATTCGTATCCATGCTGGTCACGCGAACGTCGAGTCTTTGCTTGAAGCGACATAGTACGTCATCTTCGTGTCGGCGCTATCAAACTTCGCGACTCCTTTCCGGCAAATAACGACGTTGTAGGTAGCCGGGATCATCTTGATGTTCTCGACAGCGAACACCGTGTTGAACACATGGCCATCGATCGGATCACTGACGCGGACTTTAATACTGTTGGACGTTCCGTGTGATACGTCGCCAGCACCAACAAACACCCCATCCTTTCCACCAGCCAAAAAGATCGATGGCAGAGACAGCGTTGCTGCACCACGGATCACGTCCTTCAATGCCTCACCGGGAAGGTCGAACTTGACGTCTTCAGACGGAAGGGTGACGTCCGAAGGCTTGACCGCGATCAGGTCAGGGTTGGCGTACCAATATGTCACCGACATAGCACCGGATGAAATGACCACGCTCTTGTCACCGAACGAGAAGTCAGCAGATGATCCAATCGATGCGGCCGACAAAAACTGGGCGAGATTATAGATCGCGAACGGCTTGGGAAACGTGTCGGCTACTTCAGCACGAGCCACCACGCCACGCCGAGGGCTAATAGTTCGGATGACGTTCCCAGGTTCCATGATTAGCGACGGACTGATTGTCGCGAAGTTCTTCAACACACCAACGGTATGGTCACTAAGTTTCATCTGAAGTCCTCAATTGGTTTGCACACTACAAGTGAATGATACCACCAAACTACAACACGGAATCCGATCGTTTCAGCAATTTGTTCGACTGGCACTCAGCGAGGAGATTCTCGTACACAGGCTTGGATGACATCACCAACCGCCGCGAATCTTCAGGCTCGATTCCACGTTTTTCCATGAACGCCGCTACAGCATCCATGTAAGTTGCACCACGTTCCACACAGTCTACCACGAAGGTTTCGAAAGCTTGCGTGATGGATTCATCAGGAGTGAAGTCATCAATCGTCATTGCTTGCTTCCGAGTTTCGTTGGATCAGCGGTAGCCGCCTGACCCACTGAACCCAATGCAGCGAGTGATCCGCCAAACGCCATGGAGCCGTGATGTACGAGTTCCATCCAGGGGCACATCCACACCTGCATGCCCATATCGCGAACTTCATGACAGAACGCGTAGTCCTCAGACAGCAGACGCTTAGTCTGCTTGTCCACGTACACATCGAAGTACAGGTATATTTCGCGCGAGCCGTCGAAGTCCTTAGTACGAACATGATCAGGGAGATACAGACGATCCTGGTGTGCTTTCTCCCACTTCTGCCATGTCTCACGTCGGATCATCATGAACCCAGTTCCGAGTTCAGCGACTTGAACGGGTTCATTGATCGGGATTGTAGCTTGACCGCCTACAGGATTAAAGACAAAGTCACCTACGAAATTGAGGAGTGCGTTTGGGTCTTTGTCGCATGCACCGGCTTTAACAGCAGCGACCATCTTCTCTGTCGATAAAGTTTTTTTAGGATAGGCTGCGCCGATCACATCATACGGCGAATCCTTTTGCGACTGGAGTGCCAGCAAGCACACAACGTCTTCCGCCTTGAACTGAACGTCGGCATCCACAAACAACATGTGCGTGCAGTCCGAGCGCATGAATGCGTCAGTCATGTACGAACGT